AACGGCCGCAATTAGAAAAGCTGCTTCAAATTCTACTTATAGTATGGAAGAAGCTGGACAAGCTACTTTATCTTTCGCACGTGCAGGCTTGAACGCAAAAGAAGCTATGGATGCTATTACACCTGCTATGAATGCGGCAGCTGGTGAAGGTGGCGATCTTAATATGGTTGCAAACGGATTAGTATCAACAATCCGTGGTTTTGGCGGAACATTTGACCAGACAACAAGATACGCCGATGTATTTGCGGCTGCTTGTAACAATTCGCAGTTAGACATAAATAGTTTATCAGAAGCGATGTCTATTGCAGCACCAATTTTCCACGCTGCTGGATATGAAATCGAAGACGCTTCATTGTATATGGGTATTATGGCTAATAACGGTATAGAAGCAAGTGTTGCAGCCAATTCATTAAAAACTGGTTTTGCAAAATTAGCTTCACCAACAAAAGAAGCTCAGAAATGGCTTGGTAAATGGGATTGGAAGATGACAGACGCTCAAGGTCATATGAAAGACACTGTCACAATTCAAAAAGAATTACACGACCATTTTGCTACGTTAAGTGAAAGCGAACAGATGGCAGCTGCATCGGCTATATTTGGTAAAAACCAGATGGCACCTTGGTTAGCATTAATAAACACTGGAACTGATGATGTCAATAAATTAAATAGTGCAATAGCTGGTTCAAACGGATTAGCACAAAAAATGGCTGACGATATGATGGGCGGTTTTGCTGGTTCATTAAAACGTTTATCATCTTCTTGGGATGTATTCTTAAATACGTTAGGCGAAAAATTAGCACCTTATATCGGTAAGGTTGTGAATATATTACAAAAAGCAACTGACGCTTTAAATGGAATGAGCGACGAACAGTTTGACGCATTAATTAAGATTGTTGCTGGTTTTGCAGCATTAGGCCCAGCTCTAGTGATAATCGGCAAAATAACAACTGGCATAGGAACTATGGTTTCTGCTGTTGGTAAGATTGGTAAAGCTATGAAAGGTGTAAGTTCAATCGGTGGTTTCCTTGCTAAATTAGTAGGTCCTGGCGGTTGGATTGCATTAATTATAGCAGCAGTCGTTTTAATCGGTGTTATGGTTTGGAAGAATTGGGATAAAATTAAACCAATCTTTGAACAAGTTAAAACAGCAATTCAGCCAATTATAGAAACAATAAAAGAAGTTGCAATGTCAATATTCACTTCATTACAACCAGCATTTGAAAAAATAGGAAATATAATAAGTCAAAATATTGGCCCAATAACAGAACAATTTAAAGCATTGCTTAATTCATTTATGCCAGTGTTCCAAATAATAGCACAGGGCGTAGCTGATTTAATTACTGTATTAGGCCCAGTTGTTTCTTATTTACTTCAACAGTTAGGCCCAGCAATATCAGCAATCATTAACTTAATACTTTTAGTTGTACAAAATGTTCTTGAACAATTATTACCATTAGTACAACCTATAATGCAGGTATTAACTGGATTGATTGAATTTATTACTGGTGTATTTACTGGCGATTGGCAAGCTGCTTGGCAAGGTGTTGTAGATATATTTAGCGGTATATTTAACGGAATTAAATCTATTTGTAAGAGTGTAATAAATGGTGTTATAAAATCAATAAATGGCGTTTTAAAGGGCATAAACGGAATATCAATACCTGATTGGGTTCCTGGTGTTGGTGGTGCTTCTTTAAGTATTCCATTAATACCACAATTAGCAAAAGGTACTGACAATTGGGCTGGTGGTGTTGCACAAATCAGTGAACGCGGTGGCGAAATCGTTGATTTACCAAGTGGATCACGTGTATACCCACACGATGAAACTGTTAAAATGGCATACCAAGATGGTGCAAACACTGGAAAGACAGTTAACGTATCTATCCCAAAAATTGCAGATACTATCGTTGTTCGTGAAGACGCTGATATTGATAAAATAGTAAATAAATTAGCAAAACAATTAACAGAAGCTGCTGCTTCATTAGGTTCTGCTTCGTTAAATAGTGCTGGAAAAGCAACACCAACGTTAGCAGCTGCAAATACAATGTAGGAGGTATAAAATGGGCGTAAAATTAATTTTTAATAATGATACACTTTTATTGCCTGTAAGTCCTTCATCTTATGAAGTTTCAAATAGTAATAACAATACTAAAATAAATATAAATGCAGTTGGTGATATAAATTTATTAGGTAAGAGAGGCTTATATTCAATAAGCCTTTCTTCTTTTTTCCCAAATCAAAATTATTATTTTTGTGAAACTAGTAACTTATTAACACCTAATGCATATGTAAATAAGATAAAAGGCTGGTTTGAAAATAATAATATTTTACAATTGATAATTGAAGATATTAATTTAAATATGCAGTGCAGTATAAGTGATTTTACGTATACAAAACAAGATGAAACTGGCGATATTTATTTTACAATTTCGCTTGTAGAATATAGAAAAGTTGTCCAAACATTAACGTCTATTGTGTTAGGCGTAAGCCGCATTAATAATACAAACACAAGCACAAGACAAACTACATCACAAACTTATGTTGTTAAAAAAGGTGATTGTCTTTGGACGATAGCAAAAAGATTGACTGGTAATTCTGCTAATTGGCGTGCTATATATAGCGATAATAAAGGCGTAGTTGGCGGAAATCCTAACTTAATATATCCTGGTCAAACATTGACGATACGTGCAAGCTATTAGGGGGTGTATTATGGCTGATATAAAATTAATTTGTGGTAATTATGAAATTCAATTTGAGAGTGCCACTTGGTCTGGCACAGATACACAAGTTTGTAGACAATTACAATTCAGTGTTCCATATAATCCATATGACCCAAACTATAAAGATGTAAAAGTTAAATTAGGTGATCTATGTGCCTTATATGAAGGAAATAAACAATTGTTTGTAGGCACAATAACTTCAAGTGAACAAAAATCAGAAATCGGACCTTTATCATTCACCGCGAAAGATTATATGGTGCACTTATTGCGTTCTAATGGTACATTTAATTTTAAAAATACAACAGCGGAAGCAATAACAAGAAGAGTTTGCCAAGAAATTGGAATATCAACTTCTAATATCGCAGAAACAAGAATAAATATCGCTTCAATGCTTGTACAAAATACTAGTTATTATGACATTATTTTAAAGGCTTATACAAAAGCATATGAAGCAAACGGAATTAAATATATGCCTACAATGCAAGGACCTAATTTAAGTATTATTGAAAAAGGACAGCATTGTGGATATGAACTAAATACAAAAAATGATATTTCTTCATCTTCATTTACACAAAACGTAGATAATATGGTAAATAAAGTTGTTATATATAATGAAGGCGGCGAAGTTGTTGGAGTTGTTTCTAATGACAGTGATATTAATTCATTTGGTATTTATCAACAAGTATATGATGAAGAAGAAGGTGTAAATGCAAAATCAGCAGCGACAAAAATGTTAGTTGGAATAACACGTAACGCGTCACTTGAAGCAATTGGCAATACAGCTTGTGTTTCTGGAAAATCAATAAGCATAAATGACAATGAAGCTGGCTTAACTGGAATATTTTGGATTACAAGTGATAGTCATAGTTTTTCAAATGGTGTACATACAATGTCGCTTACACTAAGTTTTAATAACACTATGGAAACATCAGAATATGAAGAAAAGGGGTGATAATTATGACGGATATAGAACAGATAATAAATTGTATGCGTGAACAAGGTGCCGTTAATAATTTACCTCCATTACAAATAGGAACTATGACAGGCCCATATTCGTGCCGTGTTGGTGATTTAAATCTTGGTGCTGATGATTTATATTTTGCAGAACACTTACTATATAATATTTGCCGCGAGGTAATTGTAGAAGAACAAACAAAATACACTGAAAATTATACAGTTAGCATAAGTATACCAGATGGCGGCGGAACCGATACAGACACACATAGACATCAATATAATTCTGTTATTAAAGATAAAAGCAAATACTTGTCGCCATTAAAAAGCGGTGATTTAGTATTAGTTTTACCATATAGTGACAGTAGATATATTGTGATAGAAAAATTAATAAGTTCAAGGGAGGTACAAGAATAATGTTTCCTTATGATTTGGACG